GCAATAGGTTTCACGCCAACATCCTACACTTTCAGCTACCCATCGGACAGCATAGGCGGATATGCCCGCACCACTCAGGCGGGAAACGCATTAGCCATCACCGCGCGGGGGTATTCGACTCAGACCATCATGGTGACTGCCACCGATGGCGTGACCACCGTTGGCGCGACCATTCAGGTGACGGTTGCGCAGATGACTGAGGTCACTGACTTCCTGACGAACACGGGCATCGTTGACGCGACCATAACAGGGGCAGTCAGAACGTTGGCCCTTCGATTAGACGATTATGGCATTTGGTCAAAGGTCAGGGCCTTGTATCCGTTCGTGGGCGGCACAGCGACCACACACAAATACAATTTGAAAGACCCGCGCGATTTGGACGCGGCCTATCGCTTAGTATTCGCGGGCGGGTGGACTCACGATGCAAATGGAGTCACGGGTAACGGGGTCAACACTTCGGCAGATAGCAAGTTAGCGAACAACGTACTTGGGCAGAACTCGTTGACGTTGGGCGTGTATAATCGAACATCAGGGCTTGGAGGTATGGAGTGGTCGGGGTCGGTAACGCCTCGCACATGGCTTGCGGGCAACATCTCAGGCACCGCATACTTCGACCTGAACAACGGGGCATCTACGGCCACCACAACGGCACCCGCTGACGTTCGGGGTACACTCATGGCATCGCGTGTTGTTTCGACCGCAACAGAGCTTAATTTGAACGGACAGGGGCAAAGGACAACAGCGGCAACAAGTAGCGCACCCGCAGCTACCAATTTTATCTTAGGCCAGTTCAGCGGAGGCGGGTTCACCACATCGCGCAACTATGCGGCAGCGTGGCTTACTGACGGCCTGAACGCGGAGGAGGAGACACACTTTCGATCAGTCATGCAGACCTTTCAGACAACACTCAGCAGGCAGGTATAATGATCGCACAACTCACAGACGACCAGGCCAAAGAATTGACGGGCAAAGAGTGGCAGCCAGACAGCTTTTTCGCACCGTTCAAGACTCAAAACGGGTGGGCCATTTCTGAACAGGAGGTGAACGGGTGCGAGACGAAGGGGCTTGAGTGGGTCTGCAAATTGCCGCTCGTTGACTACGTGCCTGAACCAACACCGATACCATGAATAGGCCAATGGAAATCGACCTGACCACCTATGCCCCGACCATTGCTACCGCAGCAGCAGGTGTGGCAACTACAATCATGGCATGGCGCAAGGGGCAGTCACAGGCTAAGGGGTCGGAATTGGATAATGTGGACAAGGCCATCAAGGTATGGCGCGAACTTGCCGAAGGGCTGGAGGATAGACTCGTTGTCATAACAAAACAGGGCGATGAGTGCGAAAAAGCACGGCAACAGCTATTGGACGAGTTTACTACCCATAAAAAACATAACGAGGCCGAAATGAAAAAGCTGACCGATCGTCAACTGAGAATGGCCGAGGCTATGCAGCAGATGTTCAAGCAGCAGGGGGTTGACGCGAAGATTAATCTCGATCTGTTGTAATATGCAGGGCCGCAACGTGTTCATGGGGGTGTTAGCGATGGTGGTGCTTTCAGGCACGTTTGCGCTCGTGTTCCTGTTGTTCTACACGCCCATACCAGAAAGCTCGCACGACCTTGTGAACATCGCATTAGGCGCATTGCTGACCGCTTTCGGCACCGTCCTTAATTACTACTTTGGCTCATCGAAATCAAGCCGTGACAAAGACCAACGCAACACAGCACAAGCCGCGCCCGAAGCGTAAGAACAAAGGCGTTCACTCAAAGAACAACCCGCCCGAAAAGAAATATAGAGGGCAGGGCAATGTTTAATCTCGTGTTAATTGTTCGTGCCGTTTTAGGGGTGAAATTTGGGGCATGAAACCAAAACACTTCACCCTTCCCGAACTCGTTGACCCGTGGTTTCTCGCAAATCACACCGAGGCCGAAATATGGGCCATGCTCGACCCGAACGCGCTACGTGCCATCGATGCCCTGCGCGAACGGTTCGGCCCGATACTGATCAACGGGCGGGGATATACCGAGAGCGGGTTGAGGCGGTCTGACACGGCAACGGGCGCGAAGTACTCGCAGCATAAAACGGGGGCCGCATTTGATCTTAAATTCCTGACCGATGGGGTAACGCCTCGCAAGGTGTTTGAGTGGATTATATCGCACCCCGTTGAGGCATACGCAATGGGTATCCGAAGGGTTGAGGATATTGCCTACACATCGCGCAGCACAGGCCCCTACTTTGGATGGTGCCATATCGACTCAAAGGACACAGGCCCGAACAACGTAAACAAGATTGTGATCGTTAAGCCATGAGCAAAAAGAAACCAAAAGAATACCGCATCGATTCGTTTGAGCGGCTAATCAATGTCGCAACACCTGAGAATGTCGATCGGCTTGCTGTTGATCTGTGCATTTGGCTGAAGTACCACATTGCCGTAGTTGAAAAGCTCAAGGAAATGACCCCTGAATTGAAAAATCTGCCCAACTATCATGTTGCCCCTGGCCACATGATCTGGGTTGACGATGGGAAACACGACCACCTTGCCACGATTGTGTCCGACCCGAATACTGGAGAGGTTCGCGAATACAAGATGAAGAAATGAGCAACACCGCGCTTCAGAAGCAGGCCGCTGAAAACCTATCGAGCGGTAACCCGATACCGTTTCAACTGATATTCAACGGTGCCGAATTGGTGCTGCGATTGATTACTGAGGCCATTCAGAACAGGTCAACACTTCGCGCACGGGTGAAAGTATTGGAGGGCGTGTGCCTCACCCAGGCGAAACAGATTGAGGTATTGGAGAGCCGCCTGACCATATTAGAGGGCAAGTAGCCGCTGCATTTTAATCGCTTTTTAATTCCGTTTTAATGTCGCCCAATGTTTGGCGGGGGATATTTGACCCATCAAACAACAGCGACATGAAAACGCCTCCAACATTCGATCAGTTCAAAAAGACCTTCACCAATGGGGCAGGTGACAGAGACGCGCGTTTTATCGCTCAGTATGGTGATGTTTCTTTTGAGGCAGCTTACCCCGTATATGTTTCCAAAATAATGGAAATGTTCGGCATGTGGGAAAGAATCTCATTATTTGAAAAGCACCTGCAAAACATAGGCACTCAGCGCATTCAGAGCAATGTTAGCGAGAGCAGGTACTACTATTATAACGGTATAAAGTATCGCTTTTCATCACACCGACACCCTGCTGGAGCAATGACATCAGATGGATGCGTTGACTTCGCTTGCGATCCTCATTTGATCTACACTATTAATTTCTAACCCATGACCACCGACAAACTCAGATCAGGCATTTACGCCACAGCCGAAGGGCGTGACGTTGCCGAGCGCATCATTCATTACGCTGGATACAAAGTGCCGAATGGCGAAAGGTGCCTGCGAACCATAACAACGACCGACACCGCACTTGGCGAAATCTGCCGAGCGTTGAATATGACCGCGTTCGGACCTGATGAGATTACACCCGCTTATCGCCTGACCGTTCGCATAGCGGATAACCATCTCGTCACCATCGAAGGGCCGACACGGGCGATGGAGGTAAGGTGGTCAGAATCGAAGGCGTAACAATCAAACATCAACCAAAGCCATGAACATTTGCAGAGTAACCGTAACGCCAACATTGGCCGCTGAGTTCTTGAGTAAGAACGTAGAAAGAAACCGCCCCATCAAAAAGGACATAGTAATGATGTACGCCAACGACATGAGTGGCGGAAGGTGGCAAAGCGACAACGGGGAAACCATAAAGTTTGACACTAACGGCTTCCTGATTGACGGGCAACATCGATTGTCAGCCGTTTTGAGGTCGGGAGTATCGATTGCGATGTGGGTCGTGACCGACATTGACCACATTTCTATTAAGACAATAGATACAGGAGCGGCAAGGACTGTCGGCAACATCATGCACATGGATGGGGAGATTGACGCGAATAAAAAAGCGGCCCTTGTACGGAATCTGTTGAAGCTTAAAACGCACTCATGCAAATTCCCTTTGGCACGACCGACCGCCTCAGAACAGATTGAATTTTACGAGGCTAACCGAGATCTGATTGATAGATGCTACAAAATTGCTGACCACTTGGCCCGCAAGTCACAGGTCAAAATACAGGCCAGCATCATCGGTAGCTTTCTTGCAATGTTTGACCAAAGTTCAATAGAAGAGTTTTTTAATCAGGTATGTACTGGAAGGAACATTGAAATGAATGTGATACACCTGTTGCGCGATCGGCTGATACGCAATTTGAGCGCAGTTGCGCCACTTCCAAAATCAAGCGTTGAGGAGTTGATATTGAAGGCTTACGTGTACTTCAAGGAGGGGCGCGATGTGTCCGTACTAAAGTCCGATCAAGATGTGAAACAGCTTTTCATAAGAGCAATCGCCAAATGACCACATCAGTTCTTGGACGGCACTAAAAAAGATATACTTACCTCAAAGGTTTAACCCCAATTTCATTTCTCAACACGCCACAGGCAAGACCTTTACACAATGACCACATCAGTAGCAATCACACCTAAGACGTTCGACAAATGAACTACACGAAATCAGAATCAATCACAAGCCTATCAAAGTCACTTGTTGACTTTCACGGACAGATGGGCAAGGTAGCGAAAGACAGCGTTAACCCGCATTTCAGGAACAAATACGCATCGCTGTCAACAATAATTGAAGCCGTCACGCCCATACTTCACGGGTGCGGTCTTTCAATTATTCAAATGCCGTGCGGCTCAAATGAAATAACGACCATATTACTCCACGTAAGCGGGGAGTATATCAGTAGCACGTATCAGATGCCCGTCCAAAAGCAAAACGACCCGCAAGCGCTCGGGTCTGCTATAACGTATGCGAGGAGGTATGCCATCGGTGCTTTTCTGTCTCTCAATATCGATGAGGACGATGATGCAAACTCAGCGTCTGGACAGTCCAATAAGCAAGCCACGAGGCAGCAGCAACAACAGCCACAACAGGCCGATGATAGGAAATGGCTGAACATGACGGACAAAAACGGAAACCCAACGCCTGAGTGGGAAAAAACCCTTGAGTACATCCGCACAGGCAAAACGACCATCGAAAAGCTAAAGGTGGCCTACAAAATCAACAAGGACACCCTGGCGCAACTTGAAGACTTCGTAAACCAACTACTTTCCTAATACCAATAACCATGCAATCAAACAGAGACTACTCAGCATTAGTTGAGGCCGTTCTAAATGGCGAAGAGAACCCGATAATGGCGTATGCTGAATTGAAGCAAATTGCTGATTGGTTTGCTGATGCGGCATCACAAGTTAAGCCAGCGGCAGTATCAGAGGCGGAGAAATATGGAAAGAGCTTTGAGCTTCATGGTATCAAATTTGAACTTAGGCAGGGTAGGCGTATCTATGACTTCAAACACCTACAATCGTGGGCTGACGCAACAGCATCAGTCAAGGCGATAGAGGAGAAGGCAAAGGTGGCTGCTGACAATTGGGCTAAGTTCAAAACCGATATGGTTGATGAAAATGGAGAGGTAATTGAGGCGGCATCGGTCAAGTACACAGACCCAACGCTGGTTGTAATTTCTAAAAGGTGAAAGCGGGCACGTCAATGGAGACTATCCGCAAGCATTACAATGTGAGCAACGAACACGCAATGATGTTGAGCAATGGGTGAGATGGAAAAACAAGAATACATACTTTGTAGTGCCGTGTGGTATGACGGCATACCGTTGCCACGAGAAGAGGTGATAAGAATAAGAGGATTCAGCCCATATAACATTGATAGGGGAATAGTCCTATGCGGATGGAGGCACGCAAACTGCATATATCAAGCTGTCGCAATGTTCAATAAGCCATCGGACGAACTTGGAGAGATTGAGCAGGGGTTTCTCACAAGCCACAACAGATTTGTCGGCAGGACTGAGGCCGCCAAAATAGCTTTTTCAGCAGGGCAGACCACAGAGGATAAGGGATTCCTTTATAGTGAAGACGTTTGGTGATTCAAACATTTAACCCCATTTTCATTTCGACCAACAAGAAACACCCGAAACTTGCAGCATGACACTAACAATCGAAATCGCATCACCTGACGGCCTGACTACCACTAAAGAGGTTCACGCTGTAATCAGTCGCTACCGTGGCACAACTGACGCGGGTGGCGATGATCCTTCAACAGCATCAATTACAACCGTCAAGATAGGCAACAGAGACGTTACACGCGAGTTTGATGTGCTGTTCGGGCTTGACAACATCACAAGCGAACTGGAGATACAATGACCCCGCTACAGAAAAAGGCCCTCGAAACGCTGCAAAGGTTAGGCCCGATGCCTTACCTGAAATTGAAACGCCATGTACCACGGCTGCAATGGAAGTCAATACTTGCGCTCATCGATGAGGATAAGGTCGAGGGAGATCACAAGGAACTGAGGGTGAAATGACATCGATTGTTTACAACCGTGACTGCATGGCTGCGATGCGGGAATTTCCCGATAAGTACTTTGATTTGGCCGTTGTCGATCCGCCTTATGGGATTGGATATTCAGAACTTGTAGGTAAAAAGAAGAAATCTGATGGATGGAAAGAAAGAAACGCAAGCCAATGGGATAATGCAATTCCAAATATTGAATACTTTATTGAACTATTCAGAGTATCAAAAAATCAAATCATTTGGGGTGGAAATTATTTTGAACTTCCTCCAAGCCGTTGTTTTTTGATATGGGATAAAGTTCAAAGAATTGACCAAGCGGATTGTGAATTGGCTTGGTGTTCTTTTAGTTCAAGTGCTAGAGTTTTTCGTTATGCTAGAGGTAACGAAAGCGGGTTTGCTCCGAAACTTAAAGGCGCTGAACGGTCTGGAATCAATATTCATCCAACGCAAAAACCAATTGCTTTGTACGACTGGATATACAAGAACTACCTGCCAGATGGCGGAAGGGTCATCGACTCGCATCTTGGTAGCGGGTCAAATCGGATAGCAGCAGACAGGGCGGGTAACATTGACTTCTACGGATACGAACTCGACCCCGACTACTACGCGGCACAGGAGAAACGGTACGCAGAATACAAATCACAACTCAAGCTGTTCTAATGCTATACAGAGATCACTTCCAAAACTTCAAAGGGTATCAGATACCAAAGGCGCAACTCATCATTGCAGACATACCATATAATTTAGGCAACAACGCATACGCATCGAACCCATCATGGTATAAAGATGGCGACAATAAGAATGGTGAAAGCGAACTTGCTGGCAAGGAGTTTTTCGACACCGACAAGGACTTTCGACCAGCAGAGTTCATGCACTTTTGCTCAACAATGCTTAAAAAGGAACCGAAGGAAAAAGGTCAGTCCCCGTGCATGATTGTATTCTGTGAATTTGAGCAGCAGTTTTATTTGATAGAGCTTGCGAAAAAATACGGCCTGACTGGATATATCAACCTCGTTTTTAGAAAGAATTTCAGCGCACAGGTGCTTAAGGCAAATATGAAAGTGGTAGGCAACTGCGAATATGCCGTGCTTTTTTATCGCGACAAACTCCCGAAATTCAATAATAACGGCAAAATGATATTCAACTGCATGGACTGGCCGCGCGACACCGTAAACGAGAAATTGCACCCGACACAAAAACCAGTTGAACTGCTTGAGAATCTGATCCGCATATTTACAGACGAGGGTGACGTTGTGATTGATCCATGCGCTGGCAGCGGGTCAACACTAATAGCCGCGCAGAACCTAAAGAGAAAGGCTTATGGGTTTGAAATCAAAAAGGACTTTCATGCTGCTGCTTCAAAGTGGATCGAGGATAATGCCCGAATGATTAAGGAACTATCTGAACTTGGGTATGCGAAGTCGAAGATTGAGAAAATACACCCAACGTTATTCTAATGGCACACCGCACCCCCAAAGGCCACACCGTCTGCCGCTACCTTGCAGACCCCGACTTCAACACATGGCCGACATGCACCCTCGCGCGGCACCTGTTCAATGAACATCCTGAGACGTTCACAAGCGAACGCGCGACAAGGGAACTGATCCGCGCGTACCGTGGGCAGCACAAGGGAAAGCGCACCATCAAACCTATTGACACCAAACCGCGTGGATACTACGCGACCCTGCACGGTGAGACGTGTCATTTCAGGATGAGGACGATGCGCGGCAACTGAGAATGTAGTATATTTGCAAGGTCGGAGTGACGATCTGACCATCCTAAGACTCAATGAACAACAACAGCAACAACTTACAGGGGTAAAAACAGCGGAGGTCGGTCATTGAGCAGACCACCGCTTACGCGACTCGTCACCGCGCCCCTGCATTTTTTCACATGGCACAAGATAGCTTTGTGATGTACCGCTCTTTTTTGAGCGGACTCAAAGACCTACCAGACGCGGATCGGCTTAAGCTCATTGACGCGATAGCCGACTACTGCCTTGACGACAAGGAGCCTGAATTGACGGGCATACATTCTACCCTGTGGCAGTTCATGCGGCCTCAGTTCGATGCGAACAAAAAGAAACGGGCACAAGGCGCGAAGGGTGGTAGTTTCGGCCATCTTGGAGGCCGACCCAAAACCCCAAGAAAACCCCAAGAAAACCCCACCGTAACCCCAAGCAAACCCCATCAAAACCCCATCAAAACCCCTAATGTAAATGATAATGTGAATGGTAATGTAAATGAACATTCACATTATCAAGAACCCCGACCCCTTACCATCAACCTCGAACCTAACACGGGCACACCTCGCAGAAAGAACATCCTCTATTACTCATTCTCAAGCGTCACAGCCGATCAGTTCTTTGAGTCGCTATCTGAGAACACGCCCACATCGAAACTATGCGAGGAACAGGCAAAGGAGCTTGGAATCAAATTCCGCACCCGCAAATACCTTGTGCCGCACATCAAAGAGGTGTTCAAAAATTGGATGGTATCGGGCAGACTTGAATGGCTTACACCCGAACGGTTCGCAGAGGTCACGCCTAAGAACATGCCTCAGTTCATGCACCTGCCAGGCGCACCGACTGATGAGCCTAACAACCCGACAGCATGAGGCGCACACTTGACCAATGCGTGAGCGAATTACAGCAGATTCGCGACTCGGACGTTCAGCGCGGTGAGTACATCGGGTTTGAGAGTTTGGACGAACATGGCGGCACATTGGGTAAGCCGTTCATATCAATCCGCAAGGGGTTTCCCGTGTACATCGCGGCCATGCCTCACGCGGGCAAATCGGAATGGTTGTTCGAGATGCTCATCAACCTGTCCACGTTCAGCAAGTGGCGGCATTGTATCTATTCAGGCGAAGAGGGCAATGCAGCAGAAATCTACATTCAACTGGTAGAAAAGTACATCGGCAAGCCCTATCGAAGGTATAAGCAACGAGGCGTGTTGAACGGCTACGCGATGAGCGAATCAGAGGCCGAACAGGGTAGGTATTGGGTCAGTCAACATTTTTACGTGCTATCGGACGAAACAGACTACACGCCCGCGCAATTCTGCAAGGAGGTGACAGCGTGGGAAAAAGAGCTTGGCTTTTCGTTTGACACGATGGCCTTCGACCCGTTCAATGACTTCGTGAAAGACCTAAAGCCGTACGGGAACAGGGTAGAGCTATGGCTTGAAGATGAGCTTAAGAATTGGCGAAGGGAGTGCAAGTCGCATAATCGCGCGGGGTTCCTTGTGAATCACATTGCGCAGATACCTGCCGAAAAGGACAAAGAAAGCGGCAGGCGGTTCATTCCGATGCCTGAGCCTACGGAATGGGCAATGGGTCAGAACTGGTACCGCAGGGGGTTTCTGATGCTCACACTTTGGAGGCCGCCCGCTGACATGCTCAACCCCGATACTGGCATACCATACGCGAACAACGAGGTTATTATTGCCGTGCATAAGGCCAAGCCAAAAGGCGTTGCGTGTCTCGGCAAGAAGTCAATGTTTTGGGAATGGTCGCGATTCAGGTATTACGAAAACCTCGATGGTAAGCTGTTCTTTGCGGGCGAAGGACGGGCGCACTTAGCGGCACTTAAAGAGGTTGTGACCGATCAGGCCCGCGAGATGTACGGCTATGCAAGCGGTCGGAATTTGCCGCACTCACAGGAACAAAACGATAATCCGCCTTTCTGATGGACGAAATCCAAGACTTTGAGACGTTGAGCCTGTTGAGGCAATTCAGCCGATTCCTGAGTGAGTCGGGCAAGGATGAGCGGGCGCATGACATGGCCTACGTCATGCTAACTGCCGCGCTGCGAATAGAGCAACTGAGACACCAGACGGCAGACCTTCGCAGAAAGTGGGCGAAAGCCGAACTGGAGGCCAGCACACAACAGGGCCGCGCGGTCGTGGCCGAACGCAAGCTACAACGATTGATAGATCAGATGCCATGAGTAAGCACTACCCCATCGGCCACAAGTGGACAGACTCGCTCCGCAACAGGTACGAGATCACAGCGGCCTACCTCATAATTGGCGGATACCACTATCACCTTCGCGTTAATGGCGAACGAGTCACGGGTCTATGTGGTGGACCCGAACTTGTGCCGCACAAGGACATTGAAAAGCTCGTGTCGGGCCGCGATGTTTCCGCGATCGAGGCATACGTTACCAACCGACCTAAATCGATGGCAGACGCGCTAAGAATGAATCAGGCGCGGCATGGCACATTATACGTGACACGATGAAACATATCAGCACATTGATACTCGTGAGCTTGATTCAACAGGAGCTGAGACGGCAGGCGGTAACGGAATACCGATTCGCACCACCGCGCAGGTGGCGGTTTGATATTGCCATACCGAATGAGAAGATTGCGATTGAATTAGAAGGGGCCGTATTCACACATGGCCGTCACACGCGCGGGGTCGGCTACTTGAATGACATGGAAAAGTATAATGCAGCGACCGCGTTAGGGTGGCGGGTGTTGCGTTTCGCCCACGTTCGCCATAGCTACACCGACATTATGCAGGCCGTTCGTGAGGTCATTGAAAATTCAACCGCTGACAATCAACACGTTAGCCAACTTTAATAACATTTTAATCCGTTTTTAATGTGGCCTGAAATCCCTTGCCGCACCTTTGACCCACTAACCAAAACGACCAAGGCAATGAAAAACGAGACAAAAAATCAAGAAGTGGTAGCCCTTGTGAATGCTGCATTTGATAAGGATGGTTTTCTTATCAGGAAAGGAATGAAGGCCCGTCAGAAAGCTGCAAGGGCTTTCTTGGATGGTGATGTTAGTTTTTACGGACAGACCGTAAACGGATACGACACCCACGGTAGCCTACTGATAATTGCATACCCGAACGCGACAATCTGAAATGAGCAACCCGACCAAATTCATTGAGCAGCTTACGGGCTATGCAACCCCGATATACTCGGTTGAGTGCTGTATTTGTGGCGAAACATCATTGTCGCGCGGCAACTTTTCTCACGGTGATGAGGAAGCTGAATTTGATGAATTTGCACGGGAACTTCACGAAAACGGGTGGCGAATAAGCAATAGCAAGACATTCGGACACATTGGACTTCATTGCCATGATTGCCACAAGAAAAGAAACAAACCCGACCTAAATAACTGAGAAACCCTTGGTCGGGTAGGGGTAACGGGTAATGCCGACCCCGACCGACCGAACAACACCACAACACAATGCCACAATTCATAACCGACCCAGCCACCGTTTACGGGCTACTTGGATATGCGATATTCGCATCATTAGCTTGCGGCCTCAATTTTATTCTGTGGCGAACGGCCCACAATGAGAACGAGCGAAACAGCGACCTTGCCGATCAGCTTGATTACAAGGTCAGCGACCTGACCGCGCTGCTCGATGACTCAAAGGCTGCGAACAAGACCCTAACCGAAACCAACGCCCACCTGTCGGACATCCTTTCGCGGGCATACGTCAGAAACAAGTACGGCATATGGCAGGCGTATCAGGACTGGGCTGTAAATGGTGACAAGAAGCCGAAGCCGCGAAAGCCGTCCGCAACTTCAAACCCAAAACGCAATGGGTGAAATGATCGAACGCGCATACTTGCGACTATGCCAAGTGGTCGGACACGCGGTAATAATCATCGCAGCCATCTACACACTTTCAATGACACACGCCAAATACTTTGTACAATGAAACACCTTCAACTTACACTCGAACAGGCCCGCGCACTCAGCGGCCAATCAGACGACCTCGACAATCTGATCCGCGAAACGTGGACAGAAGATGAGTTGAGGGGCAAACCGTGGCGGGTGAAACGGTTTGAAGCCCTCGGACCGATAATGGGGTGTTGCGTTGGAAATATGGCGAACATTGTGCCTGTTGTTAAGCCTGAACCTTGCGTTTCGTCAAGGGCAACATTCTCTACCGAACAGCAGGCCCAATCATTCGGGATCACTTACCCGATGCTCACTCAACTCATGGCCCGTTACCGAGAGGATTGGGTGCCTGATTGGGGTAACGCGCGTCAAGTTAAGTGGTGCATTTATAAATACGATGGCAGCATAGTCACTGGCCATGCAGAATTAACACCGCACCCACTATCATTCCCAACTAAAGAACGGGCCGAAGCCTTCCTTTCAGACCACCGCGAACTGATACTGGAATTTTACAAGGGTATGTAATGGACACCCACCAACGAGACTATCTACATGCCACCTACACCGAACACCGCAAGAACCTATCGATACGAAGGGCCAGTGATTTACCGACCCGAACAAGTCTATGGATCGATCCCCGTCACGATGGAAGAGAGGATATTGTGGGCCGTGTCGCATCACACCATGATAACCGAGAAAGACATGAAGTCGGAGTCCCGCAGGTCGTGTGACGTAACGGCCAGGCAGATAGCTCAGGCCCTAATGTTCAGCCTGACACCGCTTAACCTCACAGAAATTGGGCGTAGATTCGACCGCGATCACACAACCGTCATCTATGCGCGAAAGGCCGTCACCGACCACCTCGACACCGAGGACGGGTTCGTCAATCTGATGTTCGACATTTACACCTCAATCATTGAGCAATGACACGACCATACCGAACAGCGGCCACATACGAAAGGGCTAAGATGTTAGCCGACTCAATACCGATGAGACGTGTCGCGAAACAACTCATGCGCGGCTACAAGAGCAACGGAAAATTCAACTTCACATACGCAACCAACGAAGAAACCGACTGACCAATGACAATCGTAATCAACCGAGACATCGACCCACAAGGACTCATCAAAGCGGGTGACGTGTTCACCCTTCGCAACGATGGCTTCTACCGTTCAAACAGGCTACCTTCGCAATGTTACTCCGCTGACTACGTGCAGGCGCACCTGAATGGTAAAGACATCGAGATCGTGACAAGCAGAGGCATAACGATCAAACGCAAGCCCGCTGGCTGGCCGAACCTAATGAGCAAGGGAGAATGAGCGACAACATTGACGACAACATCGTTGAGATAGTGTGCGCGTGCCTTGTATGCGCGGCCATCATAGCATTCGTATGCCCATGACCCACCACGACCCGCAAGACCGAATCATGAAAGCGGCACTTATCGCGTTTGCGTTCGCATTGGTGGCACTTGCGATATTCATTCGTTAGTGTATATCTTTGCGCCCGAACAACCTAAACACCTACTCCAATGGCGGGCGAATGCAATACCTACTCATGCGGTGATCTTCCAGAGCACACGCTCGTTACCTGTGGCGACAAGGTGCAGGGTGGTGGCGTTAAGGCGTACATCTTCGCTTGTGACAGCACAACCGAGTTCGATGATACCGCCACCATACCGACCGACATCGCCACCGATGTAGCCGCTGGCCGTGCCGCGCTGTTTCAAAACCTGCAAATCGGGGTTCCGCAGGGGTCGCCCGTCAACACCTCATCGGCCTACGTTGCGGGGCAGACCCCCGATGTTGCCACGTATGACTTCGCGGGTACTTACCTCGATGCGAACGTGAACAGCGACAACGACACGGCCTATGCCGCGCTGAACGTGACAAGTGGCCTCGTTGTGCGTGCCCTGCTCATCAACCTCGTGGGGTCTGATAATTGGGTGCTGTGCCTCGGTGACAATGGCATCAAATTTATCGGGACGAACGTAGTGCCCGACAATGACGGTGACTATGTTCACTACAACTTTACATTCAACTATCGCAAGTCCACGGGCATCAACCCGACTCTGAACATAGCGGGGCTGTAATTTGCGGGGTATCCTTCTGTTAGCATTCGGGAAGCGGGGTTATGGGCTGATGGCTCATAATCTCGCTTCATCATTGAAATACGTCTCGCCCGATGTGCCGATTGTGTTGTACGCCTCGGAGTCGCTGATTCAAACGGTAGACGCACGATTGTTCCACTCGATCCACACGCTACCTGAGTCGGAGTTCAGGCATAAGATAACAGGCCGAATCGAACCCGCAAAGGCCAAATGTCAGGCGTACCGTCTCGGCATCGCTGCGGGCCTGACCGAGTTTCTGTTCCTTGACGTGGATGGTGCCGCGATCAATGACATTGAACCGCTACTCGACCATCTCAAGGGGTCAATCGTTGCGACTGAGGTCACGGGAACTGGTAAGCGATCGGACACAATCAACTACTCCATTTGGGCCAGTAATGCGCAGATGTGGCGGCACTTTGACCTTGCGCCCGATGCCACTCTTTGCGGTGTGCAATCGAGTTGGATGTACTTTGAGAAACACCCGATAAATGACGGGCTGCAAACGCAACTCGACCACTACATCAACGACGGTATGCCGTTGGGCGGGTTCAAAATGAATTGGGGCGATGCGATACCAGACGAGTTCATCTACGCGGGATGTTTCGCTCGAATGGGAATGATCCCGTCACTACCACCAGGCACACCGAAACGCCCAATCTTTTTCGGCCACGCCAAGCGCAAAGAGACACCAGCACAGGTACGCGATCAATACCATATCGTATCAATCTACGGTGGCGGAAACGGCAAAGGGCGCGGGCTGACTCAACCGCAATGGCTAAAGATGTACGACCAGACGCTATCTTTGACGGGTCGCGTCTGGCATCCTGCTGCACAAGTAATGAGCGACAAACACGCAAATGGAAGAGGTTAAGCCATCGGACATCAAGCCGAACCCATCGAACCCGCGCATAATTCGGGACGACAAATTCGCAAAGCTCGTCAAGTCACTAAAGGACTTCCCAGAGATGGCGAACGTCCGCCCCGTTGTGGTGAACATGGACGGAGTGATCCTTGGCGGGAATATGCGATACCGCGCAATGATTGAGGCTGGCTGGAAGAAAATACCAATTGAACGGGTGGACTGGCCCGAAGATAAACAGCGGGAGTTTGTCATTAAAGACAACGTGTCGGGCGGTGAATGGGATTGGGATGTTCTCGCTAATGAATGGGACGCGGGGCAGTTGGACGAGTGGGGAGTGGATGTGCCTCAGACGTTCGCAGATGCAAATGAAGAAATAGATGTTGACGGCCTTGATTCCGAAATGTGCATCAAGCTGAACTACTCAGAAGATGACTATTGGAAGGTGAAAGAGGCCCTGTCAAAAATTGCCGCGACCCCCGAAGCAGCTGTTTATCAACTACTGAAATTGTGAGCAGTCACAAATTTCCATATCGCTGGAACTTAGCCGATGGATACCCAGCTAAAGGAATAGCCCGACATGGGCTAAAAGTGTTCGGCACATTTATATGTGGTGGCGGTTCCACGATGGGGTATAAGCTGGCGGGGTTTGACCACCTCGGAGGCGTTGAAATTGACCCGCAAGTTGCCGATGTTTATAAGGCGAATCACAACCCGAAACACCTTTTTGTTGAGGATATTCGCTACTTTGTAAAGCGCACTGAATTACCATCAGACCTATTCAACCTTGACCTTTTGGATGGGTCGCCCCCGTGTTCATCTTTCAGCATGGCAGGGAATAGGGAAAAGGATTGGGGCAAGGAAAAGGTATTCAGAGAAGGTCAGGCAAAGCAAAGATTAGACGACTTGTTTTTTGACTACATAGCACTTGCAAAGCGATTGCAGCCGAAAGTGGTAATTGCAGAAAACGTGAAAGGTATGCTGCAAGGCAACGCAAAAGCATACGTAAAACGGATCAAAGCAGAATTTGAGGCAGCGGGGTATGTGGTGCAGTTGTTCCTATTGAACGCGGCAAGTATGGGCGTACCTCAGAAACGGGAGCGGGTGTTCTTTGTGTGCCAACGTAGGGACATGGGGTGGCCTTGGTTAACTCTTAACTTCAATGAAAGGGCAATACCGTTTGGGGAGATTGACGAGGGGTTAAACACAAGAAGAGAAAGCATTACCCCGTCATATATGGAATACTGGAATAGCGCAAAACATGGGCGCGCAAAAACAACAAAAGGAAGCACGTTTGGGTATTTATTCAAAACAGGAAAACAAGACGTGTGCGCGACTATTTTAGCGAATGAGTCAACAAACTACTGCCATTATGAAAAGCCCGAAAGACTAACGAAAAACGAACTATTACAAATAGGAAGCTATCCAATAGACTATGACTTTCAAAAAATCAGTCACCAGTACCTAATCGGCATGAGTGTTCCGCCTGTTATGACCGCTCAGATTGCTCATCAGGTATATTTGCAGTGGCTTTCCAAAACACCGTAAAAACACCGTGGCAAAACAAGTGGAAGGGCGCAACGGGGGCAGACTGATGCGCTATGATAAAGGCGAGTCGGGTAACCCCAACGGACGGCCCCGAAAGCTGCCCGAACTGGACAAGCTATGCGCTGTGGTATTGGGCGAAGAAAAGGACGGCACAACCGCGATTGAAACCATATTAAAGGTGCTGCGGGCCAAAGCCGCGAAAGGCGATCTGAGGGCGGCTGAGTTACTTTTGGACAGGGCATACGGTCGCGCACGGCAGGGGGTTGACCTTTCCGCTGTTATACGCGAGTTCCCATCCCCAATAATCGAATTACCCAATGAGCCGAACGATTCTAAGCCCGAAGCAGGCGAAGGCGTGGCGGCTACTTGACCGCCCTGAAATAGTTGAGGTCTTCGCGGGCGGGTCAGCGGGTGGCGGAAAGTCATGGCTGGGCTGTCTTAGGCAGATATACAGGCGCACCACATTCGCAGAGACACGCGGATTCATAGGCAGGCGCGATTACACGGCACTCCGAGACTCCACGATGAAGACCTACTTTGACCTACTTAGGTCGATGGGGTATCAGTCGGGGCAGCACTACACCTACAACGCACAGGAGCACATCGTCTATTTCGCTAATGGGTCTGAGCAACACTTCAGGCACATGGCGTATCAGCCCAGCGACCCCGACTACAACCGATTCGGGTCAACTGAATACACCGATGCTTTCATCGATGAGGCTCCAGAAGTGCATCAAAGGGCCGCTGAGATTCTGCTATCGCGCCTCCGCCTCGGCCACACGAAACACGGCATCACACCCGAACTACTGCTAACGGGCAACCCAGGCGACCATTGGATTAAGTCGCGCTATGTCATGGACGCGATGGGCAACCTGATAGACCTGCCCGAACACCGCGCACGGGTTCTGTTCACGGTAGCCGACAACCCCGATGAGACATTCAGAAATAACTACACCCGAACGCTCAATTTCCTTGACGACTACGATCGCGCCCGCCTGTTATATGGAGACTGGACGGCACGGGCAAACATTGAGCGACCATTCGCCCACTCATTCACCGACCGCAACATTCAGCCTTGTGAGTACGAACGCGGGCGGATGCTGCATATATCAATGGACTTCAACCTTGATCCGATGGCGTTCATCTACGCTCATGTATGGACTGACCACAGCGGGCCGCACGTTCACATATTCGATGAAGAGACGGTGCCAAACGCCTCCATCGATGAAGCCTGCACACGTATCATTGAACGGTTCGGCATGGCTAACCTCGCACTCGTTACGCTCACGGGTGACTACAACGGAAACACGCGCAACCTCATTGCGGCAGACGGTCGTTCAATCTATTCACTCATCCAAAAGCGACTGAACCTGACCACCTCACAGCTTGACCTGCGGCCCAACCCGCGCCACATCAACAGCCGCCATGACGTGAACTTCGCCATCAGAAACATCATTGACTTCCGAATCGATCCGAAGTGCGTACATTTGGCCCGTGACCTTCGAACGGTCGAGGTCGATGCAGAGGGGTCAATCATTAAGGCTAATCGCAAGGATACCACACAACTGGCCGACCACTTAGACGCACTGCGATACCTTGTGAACGGTCGAGAAATGCAATCAATCATAAAAGCGTTACAAGTATGAGCTGCGTCAATTGTTCGGGCTGCGCCAAGACCATCCCGATGAACCTTTGCATGGCATCGCTGTCAACGAGCGGGCTACCGAATAACACGGCAGTAACGCTGACGTTTGAGAGCCTGGCCGATGGCGCGACATTGATCGCATCGGGCACAACGAACGGCAGCGGGGTACTGACCATTGCAGCCGCATCGTTACCCGACTTCATCGCGGGCGTTACGTACAAGCTGACACCATCAGCAACGTGGACAATGGGCGAATGTGCGACCGTGACGTTTCAATACTTCACGGGGTCAAGCGGAATAATCACGGGTGCAACCAATACCATTTCCGAATGCAACTGATACCATCCATTCTCTTAATCTCAGCGGCCACGGTCGGCCTACACGTTGCGGTCGATGAGCTGCTGTTCTCATTCACTGGCAAAGGGTCGGACGACTATTTCAGGCATTCAACCATCGCGAAACCGCTCATCACTTGCGCGACCTGCATGGCCTCGTTTTGGGGCACGGTCGGCCACTTCTACTTAGGCGGTGACTTCGCTTTTTGGCCCGTTACCGTGCTTTCGTGTGCGTTTCTCAATACCCTATTCAATCGATGGGTTTCCTGAACTGGAGAAAACCAACCCCACCGCCTCCGCCTACCGAGGCCGATATACTCGCAACCGTCAGCCCCGAACGCCTGTCAGAGGTGTATCGGTTGTCACTTGCCAAACGGTCAAAGGACAATCTGGAGGCAGCTTTTCACGATGACAAGGGGCGGCTATGGTACTCGTTCCGTGACGATGCCATACTACCCATCAGCCGAATAGCCGAACAGCACACGCACCTTCAATTCATGGCGGCTGGGTTGAACGCTGAGACGTGGCGCAAGGCGTTGGACACCATTAACGTGTGCTTTGCGAAGTCCGATATGATCGGGGCAGGCGTGGTATTGCACGGGCTTACTGACCTCGAAAAGCGAATAGTCAACTTAGATGCAATGGTCAACGTCTTAGCCGTAAACTATGTGCGAGAGGACGAAGACCCTACCACCATCAACGCGGTCATTCATGCCGAGAAGTGCAACTACCTGAAGCACGAAACAGAACAGGGTCGCTTTTTTTTTCGCTTGCCGATGTGTCTGCGATTGTTAAGCGTTGTGACTCTTTCAACGGAAGAATCAAGGAATCTCTGGACAAGTTACGAAAAGGAGACACGAAACCTTCTGAGCGTGTGGTCTACATTGACTTCCGAACGGCCTACGCAGATATAACACAAGCGCGTTTCAAGTTCACGGAGTTCTGTGACCTGATAGCAGATAAGTCTGATATGCACCTTGCCGATGTGATGAAAATGGGGCGGTCGGAGTTCCTGTATTTGGTGGCTAAATTTGTGGCCCGCGAGCTTGCCGAACGCAAGGCCGCCAAACAACGGGAGCAGCATGGCCGAAGACATAGTAGCAAGGTATCGCACAGACGTTGAGGATGCTATTAACAAACTAAAGGCACTCGTTGGCATCAATGAAAAAGTAGGGTCAACCGCGAACAAGGCGGGGCAAGACCTGAATAACCTTGGCAGGCAGGCGGGCAATTTAGGAAAGGAGCTTGCGGCAGCGTTTGGGGTAGGAGCGACAATCGCGGGCTTTGCGGCACTCGTTAAGTCGGCAGTCGGAACGATGGCAAGTTTCGAGGCTCAAATGTCAACCGTTCGCGCTGTTTCTGGCGCAACCGCTGAACAATTCAAAAAACTTGAGGCCAACGCAAAGGCACTTGGGGCGGCTACCAAATTTACAGCAACAGAGGTCGGGCAACTTCAAGAGGAATATGCCAAGTTGGGTTTCACCACTGATGAGATACTTGCCGCCACCGATGCAACACTTGCGTTGGCAGCTGCAACAGGATCAACACTTGCGGATGCCGCGAGTGTTGCGGGGTCAACAATTAGGGGCTTTGGCCTTGACGCGGAGGAAACGGCCCGCGTGACTGATGTTATGGCCCTATCGTTCAACAAGTCAGCCCTATCGTTGTCAGACTTCGCGGAATCAATGAAGTACGTTGCGCCTATTGCGAAGGTGGCTAATATTGATGTTGAAACAACGACCGCACTTTTAGGTAAGTTGGCTGACGCTGGGCTTCGCGGGTCTATTGCAGGGACATCACTAAAGAACCTGCTGACCAAACTTGCAGACGCAAACAGCGACCTGTCAAAGGAACTGGGATTTTCCGTCAAAAATACGGACGACCTCTTTAAGGCGTTCAAGCAATTACAGACCGCGAACATCGACCTAACGGCAGCCACCGAATTAACTGACGAAAGATCAAAGGCCGCGTTTATCACTTTTATTGACGGGATTGATAGCGTTAAGACCCTTAAAACAGAACTCGACAACGCGGCTGGGTCGGCAAAAGCTATGGCCGACATCATGTCTGACAACCTTACTGGAGACATTAAGAAACTTGAGTCGGCATGGGAGGGGCTTATACTTACGCTCAGTAATACGGATGGACTTCGCAAAGCAGCGGGTGCATTGACCTACCTGCTCGATGCTATGAACAAGACGTATATGTCTGCCCAGGAGTTCTTTGAGGCGTTCGACCTTGCGGATAACATTGCGCGGGCATCAGAGCAGGCAAAGGAATACGCCAAATCACTTAGCGGGAGCGAGACAGCACAGGACGACCTTGCCGCGAAGATTGAGGCGACAAAAAAGAAAATTGAAGAGCTTGAGGCGGCCCGCATTAAATACGGATTGACGGAGGAATACTCCAAGCGCAAAACAACACCGTGGGAGGATTACCGCATACAAGTAGAATCGTTGCGGGCACAGGTTGAGGTGTACGAAAAGGCGTTAAAAGGGGTCATTGAAACAGAGAAGGAACTTGAGCAAACGCCAATAGCGCAAGTATGGATAGATAACCTTGAGAACATGGGCATCAAGTCCAAAGAACTTAAGGACGTATTAGAGAAACTGCCCGTGTTTACCGAAGCATGGATTGCGAAGTTCAAAGAATTGGATGCCGTGAACATGCGGATCAAGGCAGCGGCCAACCTTGTTGAGAACCTGAAAGATGAGATCGAAAAGCCGATCGATGTCCAGTTCGTGAACGTTAAAGAGGAGACGAACGCGCTCGAAGACTTCTACGAATATGCCCAAACGCTGGCCGATGAGAACGAGGCGCACATGCGGGCGTTGAGGGAACAGCGACTCCAAGAGGCTGTTGCCGCAATGGAGGCAGAACAGGCCGAGCGTGATAAGTACGCGCAGGCCGAGCGGGAGGCGTTTGATTTTACAACTGAATACGCACTTTCGGCAATATCACTTGTTTCAAGGGCACAGCAGAACGCAACTGAGTACGAGCTTCAGATTCTGCAAGAATCGCTTGAGGCAGGTCAGATTACGCGCGAGGAATACGATAAAAAAAGATCTGAACTACTTGAGAAACAAGCAACAGAGGCTAAAACCCTTGCTCTGTTTCAGGCCGTGGTTAATGGCATAGTTGCTGTTGTTAATGCGTTTAGAGACGGTGGCCCGATTCAGGCAGCCTTAACAGCCGCGCTTGTGGCCGCAGAGGTGGCGGTAATAGCTTCTGAGCCTGTGCCGCAATTCGCAGAGGGCGGCTGGGTTACTCCCGAAGGATGGATCAAAGGACGCAAGCACTCAACGGGCGGAGTGAAACTTGAGGCCGAGGGCGGTGAGTTCATCGTTAATGCGCGCCAAGCGAACAAATACGCTGACATCCTTGAGGCGATTAACCGCGACCGATTCGATGCCGAACAGGTGCGCGGGTGGGCTGACCTGTCCAAATCTATTGAGCTGAACGGATTAGGGGGTAGCGGGTTCAATGACGTGAATCTTTTAGGCGCGATTGACCGCCACCGTGAGTCTGACAAGGCATTGATGCGCGAAATGATACAGGCCCTTAATAGGCACCACAGACCAAAACGCGGAGGGTATGCGTAGTGTTTATTCGCCTACGGTAAGTCTGCCGCCCACACCTGACGGACTCGATCAGATAGTTCACAAGCTATATTGGTCTGTTGACCTTGTTGGATATATCGAGGAATTTGTGGGATCAGTCAGATTCACGGGAGACGGATACAACAACCTCCGCGACCTTTTCATGGCAGGCGGAAACACCGTTGTGCCAGTTGTGCTGACTGGTTTTGATGGGGTTTCGTATAACGCGAACATCGTAGTCAACGACATCGAATGGAACATAATCTCAAGGGTTGCGACCTGTGAATTTGTCGACTCAG